CATCAAAACTATAGATGCTCACACCATACAATATGGTGGAGAAGAATATGCTATTCCAAAACCTAGAAACAAGGTCCTTGCCGTTCTAGTAGACTTCTCACATGGCAAACCAATAATGCGTATTCATACAGACCACCATGAGGGTCAGGTTGGATATGACCCTGAATCAACAAGTACATCTTTCGTAACATCTCCATCTAATGTCGCATTTCTATCCCAAACAATGTCCCCACGAGATATTTTTCCACCAGCGGATATGAAGCTTGTTAGCATGGTAGATTCGGCAAAGTTCTATGATGCCGGAATAACACCTGATGAGGTGATGAGAGCAGCCTTCAAAGTAAACCCCAAATTGGATGTTTCCAAAAATCGTACTGCAATGGGACTGGTTGTAAACAAACTTACTCTATCATATAAGAATAAGCCAAAATTCCTGGAAGAACTCGTAATGAAATCAAGGCCTTCCCTTGTCTCAATGTATAATGTAATCAAGAAGATAGCCAAGACAGCCGGGTACTCACCACCTGAAGAAATAGAAGCAGCACATGCTGGTTATGAAGAAAGACAAAAAACAAGTAAGAATGTAAAAATGGTAGGTGCAACTATAGTTCAATATGGTGGAGGTGTGATGAGAGGAACAGGAGCATATGACAGATACACCCCCTTTAAACTCAATCCTGAAGCCCACTACATGACTATAGCCTGGCCAATGGGCCTTCTTCAATTATCAAAAAACCCATTTAAAGGTGACAACCCACATCATCTAGGAACGATTATGCAAAAAGCTCTCAAGAAGTATAAGGGTTATCTCCAAAACATAGATGTCTCATTAGAAAGGATGAAATACATATGGGAGAGAGATATTGAAAAGTTGGGAAGTGCAGCCTCGATGGGATTCACATTTAATGACTTGATAGCTTTGTATGGCAAAAAGGTGAAAGGCATAGAAAAGTCAAGATGGAAAGAGATGGTTAGAGATATAACCAACAAGAAATATAAACAACTATCTTTCAAACAGAAAGACATATTAAAGAAGGTATCTATTAGTGCTTGGGATATTATTCAGGCTGGAAGTGGTGGCCATAAGGATATATCCAATGTTAGTGGATTGAACTTCATACCAGGTAAGGGAGAATATATAAAGTTCCTGAAAAAATTACAGAATGATGTAGCCAATTTGATGAAGGATAAGAGATTAAAGGAATGAGACTGAAGAAACACCTAAAACTATCTGAAGATACACTTAAAACAGCTGAAGGGGATGACAATCTTTTAGCCATTTTGAGAATTGATACTGACGATGAGGGGGATTACTGGGAAGTTGTAGTAATAAATACAGACACAGACGAGGAATATTCCAGAGAACGGTTCAGGGATGAAGACAAGGCAATAGAAGAGTTTGAGAAGACTGTCAAGGAATTTTAAGGAGAGATTATGAAATTATATAAGAAATATTTAAACGAACAACTAAAGGTTGAAGTAACTAGTGAGGAGGAATATGCACGGGCTATAGATGATATTAGGGATGACCTTAAAGGTCTTGCAAGAAAAAGTTCGGGTGATAGAAAACGGGTGCTGAAGGATATTCAATCAACCATCAAGGATTTAATAAAATACAGGGGATAAACATATGAGACTAATAAAATTTTTAGTGGAAATGGGAAAGATTGGAGTGGCATTTTTTGAGTGTGGTAGTTGTGACCATAAATGGAAAGCAAAATTGAGGAGACCTTCATTTCCTGAAGACATCGTAACAAAGAATATAAAGTGTCCTAAATGTGGAAAGAAAGGAGACATTGAGGTAGTATAAATGGACTTTAGGAAACACCTAGAAACAAACGAACAGTCTGCCGCACAGATTGAAGGAATTATAAAAGGACAAACCAAGAACCTTTTTGGTGCCTGTAAATCCTTTATTGCCAAGAAAAAGAAGCTTGAAAGTGATATCAAGAAGGATATAATCCTCTTTGGTAAAAGACTAGCATCCCAAGCCTCTTATGATGTATTTGATAAGGTCAGAACAGACTTATCAAGATACCTAATGAAGGAAGGTGAGAACGAGTTAGAGACAGAAGTTGCCAGTATACTAATGGACATATTAACAAAAATGAATAAGGGGTAAGTAAATGAAACTACTATTCGGTCGACCGGGGTACGTAGATAAATATTTAACGGAAAAGAAGTTTACTGTAAGTGGGCCAGAGGTGTCCTCGGGGTCGGTGAATTTCTCTGCCGAGGAAAAGGATGCTATAATAAAAGTATTAAGTCAGCAGACACACCAGCCAACCCTCCAGAAGAATATCTATTCCAAAATTATTAAGAAACTAACGGGGTAATCATGAAATTTAAAGAATATGTGGAATTATATGATGTTCCTATGCTGCATCCAAGAAAAGAGAAGCATATAAATCCTAAAACAAATAGAGAAAAGACCTTCAGACATCAGAGAGTCCTAAAAACGAAGATTGCTCCTGAAGATAGGACCTTCAAAAACCTTCCAAGATATGCCAATGACAAACCAAAAGTCCGTTTTACAGAATGGTTGCTGATAGATGCCCAAAAAAGATCCTCTGACCATACTGCTACTAGTTTCGGCAAATCCGCTGCAGATGGAAAATGGTATGGTTGGTCTCACAGAGCTGTATATGGATTTAAGAAAGGTGATAGGGTCGAGGGTGAAAGTGGTGCGAAAAAGGTTGTATACCCAAAACTACCAGACGGAGAGACCGACTGGGATAATGGAAAATATGAGCCCGACTTTACAATAAAATCAGACGACCAAGCTAAAGAAGTTGCCATGCGATTTGCTGATAGTGTATCATAACGTGTACGTGCCGTGTACTCGTTTGCAAAACGTGTACATATAAGACATATTTTTGAACATGTTCCGACTTGTTCAAACATGTTCATATACATATCTTCACCAGAAAATACGTATTTTCACCGGAAAATACGTATTACGACTTAATCAGCTTTATAAACCTCTTTTTTATCTTCAGCTGCCTCTTTCTTCTGACCCTTCTATTTCTACTTTCTACCTTCTGCTTCATTTATTATACCCTTTAAGGATTATTACTACCTTTAGAGGTATTATTTCTTATTGAATTATACCTGATAGGTATTATTTCTTATTGAATTATACCCCTAATGGTATATTATAGATTATCAAGTTGTCGCTTGATATTCTCTAACTCTATTTGAAGCTGTCTATATTCTTGCCTATATTTTGGTGGGTATCTAGATTCATCAAAGCCAAATTGTTCTTCAATCCAATAAATTCTTCTTTGAATCATTTCTAACTGTCTCTCTAACCTTATCGCTTGTATTCCTTGAGAATTTTGTTTAACATCTACCGCCTTGCCGTATCTTGTTTCAGCTCCAACTATAACTCCTCCCAGTGATACAATAATAGCAACAATTATGCCCAAATTTTTTAAACCATTTAACCCATTAAACATTAGCATATTCTCTTTTTAGTTCTCTTCTAATTCTGAACCTCTCCTGTCTCTTTGCTTCTTTCGCAATGCGACGGGCTTTATTCTTTACTCTTGTACCTGCTGCTCTGTAACGAGCACACTTCACCTTATCGCGTCCAATCTTCCTAGCCCCACCACCGCTCTTTTTCCGGGAAGTGGTGGTAGTAACAACATCTCTCCAATCAGTCATGATGAACTCCTTTCATTTTAGATTATCTTTTCATCATGTTTATCCTTCTCCAAAGAAAAAATCAATGCTTTCATCTATTGACTTATCAAGTAAATACGTTTTTGCCATAGGCTCCAATAAAATCTCAATCTTCCCAGTAAAATATTTTTCTATCATCCGATTGTAATCTATCTGGACCAAATTGTCAAATTCTTTTGGCCATTCTTGAAAAGTTAATGTGTTCATTCCGTAAGGATTTTTCTTCAGATAAACAATCTTACTTTTAGTGCCATCATGGATATCCTCATATATGTCATCAATCTTTAGGAGTTTTAACAACCGTCTATAATTATAAACCCCTTTGACATGCCATGGAGTACCTTTCATTGGCCCAGTATCCGACATCCACTTTCCTATATCATTTACACCCATATTTACAGATATTTCTTCCGGAAGGACATTAAACAATTCCCTCTTGTACACCTCTATCTTTTCAATTAGCTCCTTCTCCGGAGACCCCTTCAATATCATTGTCATTATTTCTTTCAATATGGGCCTCACAGCCTCTGGTGTTTCAGACCTTACGATTTCTAACCCTGTAGATTTTATTTCATCCACAGGAGCTCCTTCCTCATCAACACACCAGTATGAATATTTTTTCTTCTTTACGAACAGGGCTGACTTGGCAACAATCTCTTGTTTGAACTTTATTCTGTAATCGGTAACACTTGAATTGTAGTTTTTCCTCTGAACCTCTTTATATGCCTTATCGTTCACATGGTCCTTTATCACATTTGATATTTGCCGTATGTAATCAATTATCTTTTCTTCGGGCAGTTCTCTCCACTTTGTACCTAGGTTATCATCTAAAAATTCACCTATACCAATAAACAACGAATCAGTATCAATGTAATAAATGAGGTCTTTAATCGTTCTCCTCCTCAAGTTCAAAGAATTCACCATTTATATGTTCCTCTAGAACCCTTTCAGCAGGTTTAAAGAATTTGTGAATACTGGAATTTACTTCATATCCCAGTTTTTGTAATAGCTCCTCATATTCACTCTGACAATCTTCACATAAAAGATAAAAATCATCAGATGCTCCGCTCTCATTAGTCCAAGAACAGTGAGTATAAAGAAACTCCACCTCTAGTTTCAATACATTCTTGAAAGAGCCAAGATTAGATTCACCAGGTGTTCTCACCCTCTCTGTATAATCCGTATCTCCGCATCTATCACACTTCAAGATAAACCTCACACCCATTTTTCATCATACCTCCTCAATTTTTTCTTTCATCTCTTGTAAAATTGCCTTCAAATCATCATTAGGATGATTCAATATTTCGTTAGCAAACTTCTCTCCTGACCTTATGGTCTGTCTGCCACACGATGTTATAGCCTCAGCTATATTCTGGTTAAAATACCTAGAATATGGAACACTGGTAACACCAAACATAGCATTCAGAATAATCTTTAGAGCAAACTGAAGTGAATGTAATTGTTCACTTCTTTCTGTTATTCTCTCCAGGTCTTCACCTCTTAAGTCTGGCAAAGACTTCTTTAACCTTATCATCTTTCCCTTAATATCAGACCTCTTTCCAAAGACTTGCCTCTCAACACTAGGTAAGATTCCGACTTTTGTGTTATAAAAGATTGAACCACATGGAGCAACAGAGAAAAGCCTTCTCTCCAAAGCCTTGTTAAACAAAACAAGTTTGTCTCTCACCATTCTAGATATCTCAAATCCTCTAGAGAGGCTGAATTCTCTTGTAAATTTCCGGTTAGTTACACAGTCTATAATCTCTGTCTCTTCCATCCCAAGAATTCTACCATAATATGTTTCAGGTGACATATTCAAAGTTATGATATGTGCAGGATAAGACGACTCTATATCAAGGTCTATTATCCAATCATATAACCCTTTCTTCGGTTCCTTAACATATGCCGCTTCAAATGTCTCCTGCGTTCCACCCCAGAAATGAGGAGCACACAGGTTGTTTCTCCTAAAATATGTAAGAAGTAACCCTTCAATCAACTGGGTCATTGCATAATAATTCTTCATCGGTGCTTTACATAGTAGAGAAAGAGCCTGTACCAACCTAATATAGCCCAATTTCTTGCCTAATTGCCCCACTCTATAAGCGTCGGTAGCATTATACTCCACATATAGATTCCAGTTCTTATTATATAATTCTCGCAGACTACCATACATAGAGTAGTCAACTTTACCCACATCAAGTTCAAATTTAGCCACAAAATCCAATGTGTGCCTTTCTAACTTATGAGGGGAATACCACTTATAGATATCAATGTAA